AAAATGCAAAAGGTGCGCACGGAAAAGGCCACCATCCCAGACACGACCATACTCAAAGTCTTGTTGGCGCGTGACAAAGAGCCGCGATTGTCGAAAGCCTCGCTTGCGAGGCAGTTGCGGTTACCGGCTCACAGCGTCTATAACATCTTGAACCGGTACGATCTGGTCCTGAGTCCGGGCGGTAAGCCGTGGTACAGGAGCCGTGGGCTGTGATCGAACGACCGGATTGGGCTTTCGATAACCCATATGACGACGATGAGGTTTTGTGTGACGATTGTGGCGAGCCACTATACGAGGTCGAAGATGAAGACGGCAAAAGATTACATTGTGAGTCGTGTGACTAAAGCTTGGGATCGCTGTGGCTACGATTGCATGGCGATCTTTTTGTTTTTGATGATTGGAGTTGAACTGATATGAACGCACAACGGAATTGGGAGATGATCTTGACGTTTCAAGAACCTTCCAACATGTACAAGACTGAGGTTTACCAAGGTTTGACGTTGGAACAAATCAACGATGCGATGGAAATGAAGTTCGAACAGAACAAAATCATTGGTATGACGATGCGATCGATGCCTATGGACAGTGTCGCATTGCAAAGCCATAACAAGTATCTGAACGGTGAAGGTTTATGAAGCATCACGATCTTGAGATCTTGATTACCACACGCAAGTTCTTTGCGTGCGACGCAGAAAGCACAGAGGAAGCAGTGAAGATTGCCACGACAGAGGCGCGTAAGCACCTTGGGCAAGACTTTTACTCGCTAGAAATCCGTGATCCGAGCGCCGGGTGGCCTGAAACGGTACACGAGGCCACAAACCCCGAGATTACTTGACATACAGTCTTATAGGATCAGATAATAGCGCATGGATACATCAAAATGGAAATCGGTTCTGGTGCCTGTAGAGGTCTATCGGGACATCAAAAAGATCGCATTTGAAGAAGATCGCTCGATCAGTGGTCAACTGCGGAAAATTTTTAAAGAGTGGCAAGAAGATCGGTTGCAAGAAGCGCGAGATCTTGGTGTACTCGACTGACGGGTCTAACTCGTCTCCTTATCAGGCCAAGGCAACATCACAGCCTTCCAACACGTCCCCCACCCGTGCGGCCTATCAGGTGGGGTTTTGCTTTAGGTCAGGGCTTTGATCAATCAGCCCAAGTAGCGCGTTCCCGTCCGCGTGACCGAAGGCGGGCTAGACCTCGACGGCTTCACCCCAACTAGGCCCAAGATCGATATCGCACTTGTTCGGCACCTGTAACGTGATCGCCGCTTCCATCACCTCTCGGATCTTCTTAGCGTGCTCTAAATCGCGCACACTGCACCCCAGTTCATCGTGAACCTGCAATAACGGACGCTCACCGGCTTCATACAGATCGACCATCGCCTGCTTGGTCATGTCAGCCGCAGACGCCTGTATCAAACGATTCAGTGCTTTGTACGTGAACGCACGCCGCAGGGGCGTTGTGTCGCCGTACTGGGCGCGTGCTTCTTTCTTTGGCAGTGCTTTCTTCAGTTCTTAACCGAGCGGCTCAAACATGTCGAAGCGGCACTTGCGGCCTTTTAAACTTCGGATCGAGCCATCGTCTTTCTGATCCACGGCCCGTGATACGCCATTCATCAACTCTTTAACGAAAGGCACCCGGTTGTGGTACTGCTTCGTCAGTTCTTTGGCAGTGTCGACATCGACGTCTAGCTGGTCTGCCAGCTTGTTTACACCCATGCCGTACATCATGCCCAGATTGATCGTTTTGGCCTGCTTACGCGGGATTTGGGCCATCTCAGCGACCATTGTATGGAAGTCCATGCTCGCGTCACTGTTGTAGCCGTCTACAAACTCTTGAGCGCCGCCAAGCGGCCTGCTTTTCCACTTGCCGAAGATCTGTGCGTAATGCACCAAGATCCGTGGTTCTTGCTGCGAGAAGTCGATTGCAGCCCACTGCTCATCTTCTTCTGGCAGAAACAGACTGCGAATCATAGGTCCCAGTTCGGGATCACGAGCCGGGATCTGTTGCAGATTTGGGTTGGACATGGACAGGCGACCGCTGACGGTGCCCCCATCGTCGGATCTCAACTGATTGATGTGACCGTGTATGCGGCCTTCTTTTGACACGTACCGCATGATCGACGACACAAACGTGCCCTGAACCTTGTTGAGGTTGCGGGCCTCGACGACCATCTTTGCAAACTCGTGGGGGTTGTCACTCAAGAACGACTTGGTGAACGAAGGCTGCCCGGTCGCTGTGCGTGGGTATTTGATATTCAGCTTGTCGAACGCTTTCGCAAGTGACGATGCGGCCCAGATCTCAACATTGCCACCGGCCTGCGCTTCGATCTTCTTGAGCACCGCTTTCTCGCGCTTGATCAGCGCCTGCTTTGTCCGCTCGCAGCGATCCATGTCCACCCGGATACCCCGGAAGGTCATGTCGATCAAGCAAGGCGTGAGCCGCGTTTCGAGATCCCAGACCGTGTTGAGGTCTTGCTTGGCAATCTCTAGCTTGAAAAACTTATACAAATCAAAGGCTAACCGCGCGTCCATCTCGGCATAGGGCCCGACAAACTGACTTGGCAGCTTCCAGAGCTCGGCTTTTGGATCGACACCAAAGTCGACTGCCGCTTGGGTCAGGAGCTTCTCTGACTTGGCTTCGCCCAGATAATCGTAGGACAGGGCGTTGAGACTGTAGCTGTAGCGGTTCTCGTCCAACAGCGCCGCCATGATCATCGTGTCGATGATTGGGCCGTTGACCGGGATGCCTAAAGCTTTCAGCCAGCCCAAGTCGTATGGGGCGTTGTGCATGATCTTCGGGCAGCCTGTGGATAACTGCTTCTTTAACCAGCGCAGCACCACGTTCTTGTCGAGGTTGCCGCCACCAAGGTGCGCGATCGGGTAGTAGGCTTCCCAACCTTCGGTTGCGACTGCGATACCGACGACGTCACCGTCTTTGCGAGGCCACCCGGGGCCGTACTCTTTGAGGTGTGGATCGCGTGTCTCGAGGTCGATCGCGATCTCTTTTGCGTCGGTTATGTCTTTGAGCTCAAACGGTGCAGTCCATTCCGCGTTTGGTGTAAACAGCGGAAACTGCAGCCTAGTTTCTTTCTGCACAGTCTTTCCTTTTAAAGTCATACAAAAAACAATACTTCGGTTGAAGAACAATTTTTTCTAAACCACCTTCGGCTAATTTTGCTCTCAGTGCTTTCACAAAAGGTTTAAAATCACCCTTGTATTTTGTTCTCAAAGCACGCGAATGGTGTATTTTTCCGGTTTCTTTATCTTTGAACCCGTAATCCTTTGCGCTCATACTATGCAACGTGAAGTTAGTTGCGCGATAAACTACTCCTGTGTGACCGTGATTAGGGTCAGCATAAGACACCACTCTTTTCACATGTTTCACGTTTTTTCTGATCCATTGCAGAGATTTCGCAATTACCCGTGACTCTGAGTTTCTCGGGCATTCGTCTAACAAAACTAATCGCCGTAGTTCTAAAACTTCGCACTCTTTTTCCCCAAATTTTTTCCATGCAGTTGTAGACATTTCACCGTAAATAAGGCCCCCGACTAAAGCACCTCGGTGCTTCACAGAAAAACAAAAACTAGACTTCACGCCGTTGATGGATTTTGAATAGTGATGTTGTTCTATGAAATTTTTTATTTCTTGTCGTTCACAAAGCGCAACAACCAAATCCTTAACTAACATCGTCGTTCCTTGGGTCATCACCCTTCGCGAAGCGCAAGTACCAGATAGCTTTGTTTAGATCCTCTTCTGCATCGAACTTCTTGCCTGCACGCCAGTTGTATTTGAACGCAGCGAGGCGGCAATAAGTAGCGACAGCATCTTGCCCGAAGGCCGCGACCATCGCGTCTATGCACTCGATCTCGGAATCAGCGTAATGAGGCGGCGAGTTCACCATATCCGGTAATATGCCTGCTGACCCGTCTGGAATGTCTTTGTAATAGACCCTTTCCTTCCGGTCGCCAACACTGACCTCAAAGTAATCGCTCATAACGTGTAGCTCCGATAAAAGTTTTCTGGCAAGACAGTGAACAGGTTCTGCTTTGTGCGAGTAACCGCAACGTAGAACACGCGGTGCATGCTGTCTGGATCTGAATCCATAGACCGCTCTGCAGCGACCGTCAAATCCGTAAACAGCACCACGTTGTCTGCTTCACCACCTTTTGCGCCGTGGATTGTTGATAGTTTGATACGTGGAGGTGCTGTGAGGTCTTCGCCTCGGCGTACCAGTGCGTTAACGTACGCGACGTCAACACCCGGTACTTTATCCAGCGCCTCGTTCCACGACATATCGAGCGTTGCCAACAAACCGTTGGTGTCCCGCAACTCTTCGAACGTGAACGTATCGTCTTCTTCCCCAAGAATCTTTTTGTGACCGCGTGCAACACGCACGCCGTTACCTGTCATGTAACTGTACAGCACCTTTGCCAGATCGTATGTGATCGGGTTACCGCGCTGCAATGTCCGCCATGCCTCAAGCGCCTCGCGAACTTTGAGCCGTAAGCTTTGTCGCCCCTGTATCTCAAAGAAATAGCCTTGGCTTTTGAGATGATCGCGCACCGGGTTTAAAAAGTACGCCGCCTGCGACAAGAAGAGCCAAGAGCCGTGATCCATGTCCAGTTCTGCAAAGGTCGAGATGTTTTGTATGCGACCCTCTTCTGTCTTGGGCAGATACGACTTCGGG